CCGCCCTTAAAGGCGGCGACCCAGTTTTCCGCGTGTATTGTTTTCAATTTACGTTGTGAACTGCTGCCGACAGGCGCTCCTTAGCATTCCTCCCTTTACAGGGGGTCTTGCTGAACGGATCAGTCATTAAAACCTACTGATTCGCTGGTCGGCTATAGCGGTGAGATTCCGCTACCTACTATAACTATCCAATGGCTGCAACTGCGAAGGGCAGCCACGCCGGAAGGCTAGCACCCTAACCCGTAAGTGTAATATCCCTTTTGGAGGGAATTACAGCGATAAGAATGTTGGAGAAGTATAGTAGGTTAGCAAGGTATCAAATATATAATTAACTTAAAAGCTAACTACATATTTAATAATTTACTAACCTTTGCAAATTCATCTTTTATAGCCTATTATCTTCCTTATGTTATGTTTATCTCTTTCTCTTTTTTCGTTTGGAATTTATTCCTATGAATTGAGAGAAGAAGATTAACTAGCATAAAAACTAATGTCAGTAGTGATTTACTACCGCTTAGTTTAAAAGAAGTTAATAGATATATTCGGATGATTGCTATTCTACTCCAATTAACTAATAAAGAAACTTCGAGACTTTTAAGTCTTGGAGAGCGTATAATTACCCTTTGAAATAAATCTGGGGTGTTATTCGTAATCCAGTACTTGTCTGAAGCTTCAAGATTATTAGGTAATTCTATATCTGGGGTTAGAGTTGGTAACAACAAAATATGAGTATCCCGTTATAAAAACGGGATTCCGAAAGTATTGGGGTTAGACCTATATCGTTCTCTAACCGAATTAAAAACTCGTTTAGATAATAATTTAGATCCTACTCCAATGCATAGAGGTATTATTTCTGTGCTTTTTATCTTCAGAGCTATGGGCCCTAAGGATCATGTTCCGAATTTTGAGACTTTAACAGCACCTTTTACAGGTATGTCGAAATCTCTTGATAAGGACTTGATTCTTACCGCTCTTAGTGACTTAGGTGCTCTCAATTTCTTTAAAAAAGGATTGAGAAAACCTGAGTTTTTCTGAAGTAATAAGTCAGGAGTTAATGCTTCTTTTGCATTCCTTTCAGTTGGTTTAGACTTACTGGCAATATGTCGAAAACCTTCCATCTGGTTGTCTATGGTTAAATATAGTGTTAAACATAAGTATTTCCTATATACTTTCCTATTTATAGGTATAAGTATCTTGCTTTCGCCTTTTATTCTTTGACCTATTGACCTATATTTAGGTCGTTTAAGTCTTATAAAAGAATTGAGAGGTAAAACAAGAATTATAGGTATTACTGACGTTTGAACACAATGATTATTTAAACCATTACATGATTTGATCTACGAATTCCTTGACTCTTTAAAAGAGGATGGGACTCGAGATCAATTAGCCCCTGTTAAGTTTATTTTGGAAAATAAAGTATCAGATCACTATTTCTCACTTGACCTTTCTGCTGCCACAGACCGTCTTCCTGTTTCTTTACAGGCAGATATCTTGGAAGCTTTGGGTTTAGGTGGAAAATTATGAAAAGATATTTTAAACCGTCAATATTATTTTGATGGTTTCCCTTATAAATATAACGTGGGTCAACCTATGGGAGCTTATTCTTCATTTGCTATGTTAGCCTTAACCAATCATGTTTTGATGTATGCTGCCTCCAGGGTGGCTTTAAAAGGCCCTCTGTTGAAAGACATTGGTAATTATGCAGTTGTGGGAGATGATGTTCTTATCTCCCATGCCTGACTTAGCAAATCATACAGTTTCCTA